GTTGCATAGGTTTAAATAGGTGCTAGGCATGAATGTTCCTTAGAAATAGGAAAAAGGGGCCAGTGCTGGACCAGCCCCTCAGTATAGTTTATGCTAGGTTATAGTTAGCAGTAATTAGTCCTTCTGGACGTAGAATTTTACGTCCGTAGAGTTGCATACCACGAACGATATCTGCGAATGTGTCTGGTGAGCGGAAGCTCTCAGTTTTCGCAATTTGGTCTGCTACCGCTACTGCAGAGTCGTGACCTGCAACGATAACACCGTAGTTAGCTTCTGAACCTGCAGACGCTGAAGTACCCGGACCTGTACCTTCGTATGGAAGGTTGTTCGAAGAGTACACGCGGAAGCCACGGATAGTGTTTGGCATACGTCCGTTACGGACTTCGCCTTCTCCACCGTAGTCAGCGTTGACCAACTTCGCGTCTTCATCCATTAGGATTTCTTTGAAGACTGGGTCTACTACAACCCAACGACCATCTGTGTCTACGTTAGCTGCATCCAGTAGACGAGCCATACGGTTTAGGATAGCTAGTGGTGAAGTAATACCACCAGCACCGCCACCCGCTGCAGTTGGGATAGAAGTGACTTCTGCTTCACCGCCAATATCAGAACCACCAAAGTTTGTGATATCCAATTTGTGCGCTGCTAGAAGTTCGTCGTTTCCTGCATTTGTGTCGGCTTTTGTACCGCCTGTATCTAGTGCAGTACGGCGACCCCATGCAGAACCTGACCAATCCCAACCAGACATATAGCCTAGTACTTCACGGTCAAATGCGTCACGTAGTTTAAAACCTGCGCGATCTGTAGCCAAATCTACGAAGCTCACGTGGCTGTGTGCCTCTTCGATGTCATCGATGGCGAACTGGAAGTAGTTTGCTTCGGTGACGACCATTGTGAAGTCAGCATCTGTCAAATCTTGTGTCGCAAGTGTTGTACCACGTGCATAAGAGTTGATTGTGATGTCAGGTTCTTTAATGATCTTAACGCTATCGCCCATGTTTGCGATTTCTCCAGCGTATTCCGTATTTGTCACATCTTCTACAACTGAAGAGTTACGAAATGCCTTCTGGACTTTTTTAGAATAGATTACTGGCGAGAAATTACCATTTGGTAAGTTGCCGTAACCGCCTGCTGATGGAAATGCCATTTTGTGTGTCTCCTAAATGAAATGGCTTGAAATATGCCTCTGATAGTATTCAAACAAATGCAAAGGCTGCTAAATCAGATAAGATAAACGCAGTGTCAGTTCGTAAGGAGTGTCGCCAGAGCGGGTCCAAACTAGCTGGTAGACTTAGTATTTTATCTGGAGGGTAGAGTAGAGGTATACCAATGAATAAGGTGTCTCGACTCTAATTAATACAATGGGTTCATTGTAACATAATAACGTAATTTAATCAACACTTAATTACGTAACTTAACGGGCTGCACCCGATATATCATAGACAAATGCGCCTGAACGCATAGCTTCACTAATGGCTGCTTCGTTTTGTTCAAATTCACGATCAGACATAGCTGCTACCATGCTCTCAGAGAACTTTGCCTTACCGCCTGACGTAGGAGCCGAAGGTGTTGATCGGGCTACTGCTTGGGCGGCTGATTTCGTTGACTTACCGCCACGTTTCAAATCTGCTTTATACAGATCGATTGTACGAGCGGCCCACTTAGCGTCAGAGTTATTCTTGTACACACTGTCTTGCATTGCACTAGGTTGTAGGGCTACCCATTCGTGGAACTTAGGGTCTTGCCTAATCTGTGCGAAGTCAGGATGTAGCTTCATAAGTTCTTGCTCTGCGCTCTGGCGGTGAAGTTTACGTTCAAAATTCTCTACTTGTTGTAGACGCTTTTCACCCTCTAGTAGAGCTTCGTTGGCACGCTTACGTGCAATAGTGTCTACAATCTTGGCAACATCTGGATAGCGGTTACTCCACTCCTCAATTTCCTCGTCCGTCTTAGGGAACTTGATTTGTTGGCGAGTGGCGGCATCTAGTTGTGCCTTCATTTGTGCTATCTCTTTATCCTTCTGGTCACGTACCGTCTGGATGTGCCGTTGAATGTCCTGATACCGTTTCTTATAGCTTTCCTCTTCGGCATTTAACTGTTCAGTAGGTGGCTGTTGCTGGGCCAACTCCTCGCTGTATGTCAAATTATCATCAGGTTCTGCGGCTCGTTGATATTTTCTTTTTTGCATGATTTCCTCACTGGGTCCGACAAGTCGGGTATCCAATTAAACCATAAATGCTATCTTCTGTTTTTTAAGCATTGCTGGTAGGGGTTTTGATACAGGCTCAAGTTCTTCCTCTGTATCTTCTAACTGGTCTTCCACTTCTACTGTGGCGACCTCTACATCAACGTCCTCTTCTGGTACGTCGATCTCTTCGTCTGAGACTTCTTCCATCTCAGACTGTTCTACGTGCTGTATCAGGCCGTCCATCTCCATAGACATTAACCCCATTTCGGCCTCAGCTTGCATTTCCATAATATGTTTTAATCCATGCCACGAAACTACGTGAGCAGGCAGGACGTACTCGCCCTCTGATATCATTGCTTCAATATCATCTCGTACATTCTCTGCACTTGATCCAACTGGAATAGGATTACCCGATACTTCGTCGTATCCCGCAATACCTGCGTCCATGCCGCCTGTACATTCATCACAACCACAAGCCATGCCGCCGTGATACATCTGTACTTTTTCGTCCTCTAGAACTTCGCTATCGACATTACGTTGGATGGCTTCTCCACGCGCTCTCTCGTAGGAATCTACTTCGCCGTCCTCATTCAAGTCGGCTTTCTTGTCGTCTAGTTGGAACTTCTTAGCTGCCATTTCGCTACCCTCTTCTGTGGTGATACCTTTAGTGGCGGTTGCTACGCCGCCAAGGGCGTATTCGTTTTTTGCAAATTTTTCAGGTTCTGCTAGGCCAGCTTCAATAGCAGCCTGTCTGACCATTTCATCTTTAGTTTTATAAAAAGACTGGCGCATCTCTTCTTCAGATATTTCTGGACGAAGCATAGGACGTACAGATTTTCGTAGAGAGGGAACGTCTTCAGGTATATATTTCCAGACAGGCGCACCGTCTTCATGCTTTTCTGGTGTTAAGACAAGAAAGCCCCCATCTACCTCCATGACAGGTTCAATAGGTCTACTGACAAAACCGCCCTTATTAAACCCAGTATCACCGCCCTTGTACCAATTAATGATGGGTGAAGTGTCTACGCCTATCTTTTCCAGACCTAGTAGACCTGCCGTACCCGCTAGTTTTAAACCATCCTTGAAGCCGAACTCTTCGCCCTCATCCTTATCGTCGTATCCCTGTTGGACTTCGTCTAGGATTGCCTGAGCTTCCTCTGGAGTGTAGTCGTCTGACATAAGTAACTTACCGTTTTCGTCGGTGAAGCTATGTATTTCAGCGTCCTGC